GTTTTGAAAAGTAAATTTTCATCTCATCAGCGGGATGTGATAGCCCGGAGGAATTGCCTCCGGGCTATCTGGTGAATTATGCGTGAGTCGTTCCGTTGTCTCCGATAACGAAGGCGGAAGGCTGCTCGAGTGCTGCGTCAGCGAATGCGTTCGCGAACAGCTCAACCGTTCCCGAGTTCTTGCTGCTGTAAGGATCAACAACGAGGTCAATTCCTCCCCAAAGGCATACCAAGAGATAGCTGAACTCTCCGAAGATTACCTTGTTAGCAGTGATGTCGGTGTGGTCGTAATACTCGTAACCGAGTGCGCGCTGAGTTCCGTTGGGATTCTCGTCGATGACGTAGCTGGCCTGGCCGGACTCTTTTGGAGTCGCCATCCAGTCAGCAGTGACGCCTGGCTCAGAAAGCCACTTGGCCGATGTAAGCGGAGCCTTGGAATCCCGAAGCTCTTTCCACTGGTCGATCACGTTTTGGTGAGCAGAGTTGCCGACCTGCCAAGTGTAAGCGGTCGTTCCAGATGCGGAGAGGATGCCGGTTGGTGCGTCGCCGCCTGCTCCGGTGAATGCTCCACGGTCAATGGCAATCGAGATGCCTTGGCCGAGCTTGGATCGAATCCAGCCCTCGAAATCAACAGATGACTGCTGGAGAAGTTGGAGAGAAACGCTAGTTCCTGCACCCACTCGCTTGGGAGTCATGGTGAAGTTGGAGAAAACCGCGTCTGCGTTTGCAATCGTGTCAGTCTCCGCGTCCCAGCTGCCGGTATAGCCGCTTGTCGCAGTTGGAAAGCTCAGATTGCCGGTGGCATCGCGAAAAATCGTTGCTCCGAGCTGTGGAAGAAGCGAGTAGTCCTCGAAATAATCGACGACTGGCTGCAATTCCGTTGCTACGGTGTGACCACCAGAGGTGGTAGTTCCAACTGTAGCGGCGTTCTTTACTCCGTGAGAAACTTCGCCAGGAATGAGAATGCCCTTTGGAGTGTCGCCGGATGCTGCGCGGAAACGCTGAGAAAGCTCGTCTTGAACCTCGCGCTCCAGGCCGGTCAATCCGCCGTTGATATGCTCGTTGACTGCTTTCAGAACAGAATAGCTCTGAACTTCTTTTTCTCCGACGTAGACAGACTCATTCGAGCCGCCTGCTGCAAATTTGCTTGGGTCGAAATTGTTCATCACCTCGGCGCGAAACTCGTCAGTAGCTTTGCCGCTGTCGATTGCAGAGTTGATTTCCTTCTCGTCCACGTTGAAACGCTGGCCGATAGCGGAAATTTCTCCGATGCGGTGACGCTCCTCCTCGCGGATGTCCTTGATGTTGATGGCCGGTGCTTCCGGCTTTACTTCTTCGCTCATGGTGTGAGGTAGTTGTTGGTTTGTTGGTTTTGTTTCGGGCTGTTCGGAAATTTCCCCGAAAACCAACCCTTTTGGTAAATCTTTTGTAATGCTGTTCGCCCATGATTCCTTGAACGCAGCGGCCTTGAAACTTTCCTCGACTCGATCTGCAAAACCAAGATCAACAGCCTCATTTCCATCCATAAATGTTTCGCGATCCATCAAATCTTGGACCTGCTCGCGTGTTAGTCCGGTCCGCTCGACGTATACCGAAACAATGCTGTTTTGGATTTTCTCCAGTGTGGCGGCAGCATCTCCAAGTGCTTGCGAATCGCCAACTAGTCCTACATACGGATTGTGAATCATCAAATAGCTGTTGGCCGGCATTATAATCTCGTCAGCCGCCATGAGAATGACACTTGCCATGCTGCCAGCAAATCCTTCTACCTTTGCGGATACGATGCCTTCAAAGTTTTTGATAGCGTTGTAGATCGCCCATCCTTCCAGCACATCGCCGCCGGGAGAGTGTATCGAAAGATTGATTTCGTCTACTCCTTCCATCGCCTGCATCTCTGCGAGGAAGCTGCTGCCTGATACTCCGAATCCACCAATTTCGTCGTGAATGGATATATCGGCTACTGAACCTTCTTGGGAAAGGTTATACCATGTCTGTTTCTGCTGCGTCTTCACCTTAAAAAGAAAACACATAAAAACGATAAGGCAAATTAGCCCACTTCATCGGGTGCTGGCTGAAAGTCTGGTATGTCCAAAAACATATCTATTTGCCTACTTTCAGCAGATGCCGAATCAGCCTCGATTTCGTCGAATATCTCCTCGATGTCCTCGCCTTTGCTACGTGCGAGTCGCTGGTGAGATGTCAGTCTGTTTTTCAATCTGCGATCCTCTGCCCTTGCATCTTTGTCTGGATCAATCCACTCCCACCGTCTGCCTTGAAACTCAGGGTGTGCCAATCGGTCAAAATCAGACATATCGTAACCCAATTCGCCTGACATGATCGCCATCTCGAGCCACTGCTCAAAGATCGGAGTTTTTACTTCGTCGATATACCACTTTTGCACCAACTTCCACATATCGCGCTCGCTCAATGTGCCTTGGCGAATCGAGCTGTAGTTCACGCCTTCCAAATCAGAACCAAGTTGCGGATACGAAATTGTCAGACCTGCCGCGACAGCTTGCAACATTGCTTTGCGGAAACCTGGAAGGTTCTGGTTTGGATGCGTTGGATCAAGTAGCTCTGGCCTGACGCCGGGAGGCAGATTTTCAAAACTTCCGGGGCTGCCGTCCATTTTGATATTTCCGAAATTGTCTTTCCCCTCGCCTTGGTATCCGCCAGCGGGAGAGTCAAAATCAGAAACGAAAAACCCTAACTTGCTTGCATGGGCGCGAGCGGCAATCAGTTCCGCTTCTTCGTAGCCGTGTAGCATACGCAGCCTAGTCAGGCAGTTGCTCAACCAAGGCAATCCCTGAGATTGCGAAAACTCATGTTTGATAAATGCGTGAATCACTTCACTGGCATCGAGAGTCTGTCGCGGTCCGTTTATAACTCTGCCGTCCCACCTATCCCCGGGGTGCTTGTCGAGAACGTGATACTTTGTGACTGCTCCAAATCCGTCTTTTTCGACAGACATGAAGATTCGACGTTCTTTGTCATACAGCTCCGGATCAAGTCGCTCCATTGCGATTCCCTGCATCGCAAATCTAAACGGATTGCGATTGTAACCCTTCACCATTCTTGCCAATCCTCCGCCGGTAACAAATACCGAGCGCATGAATATACAGTCAAACTCATGCTCTGTGACATCGCCTGTCACGGTGTAGTTTTGCCGCTTGCAGAATTTTTTCCAGGCATCTTCTACCGCCTTGCTCGCTGCTTTGTCGATTCCGCCTCGTTTGTTTTTGGCCCGGACCTTTAAGCGAAAACCACTGTGACCGACTACATTCTGAACCGCCTGAGTTGCTGCGTTGGCTGCATATCCGTCGTTTTGGCAAAGTTGCTTCGACCTGGAGCGAAGTTTTACCAGGCTGTTTTCCATCAGCGAATCGAGAGACGCGTTTCGCGTGACCCAATCGCTAGTGAAACGACTGACAGATGCGCCCTCGAAAAATCTATTTTTTGGCTTTACAATTTCAGACTTGCCGCGCAGGGCGTCCCATGCTGCTTTTATTTTGGAAGGCATCTCTTAGAAATGGATGTGGATTGTATTGCCGGTAGGCTCGTCTGGATTGCGCCGCTGCAAATCTGCTTTGATTTCGTAGGCTAGTCTGCCTCTGTATTCTGAAAGCAACTGCTGCGCTTCTACTAGAGAAATCTTCGAAATTGGAACGCCTCCGATTGTGTGGCTTTCCAATCCCTCTGGAAGTCTGCCCTCGATGTGAGATTCTAGCAGTCCGACCATTCTCGAGTTGAATGACTCTGTCGGTGTTGCAGTTGGATTGGGCAGCAAAGTCAGAAATCCGCTTTCTTCGCTCTCCCTGCCCCAAGTGTATGTAATGATTTTGGTGATCGCAAACTCGTCTGCTGCCAGGGACGCGGTATCTGCGCCCTCTATTTCAAAGCTGAAATGGCTAGAGTCGTCTGTTCCTGCAATGGTGAAAGATACATCGCCGTCATTAACCGATCTGAAAATAACAGAATACGCGCTTACGTCGTCGATGTATTCTGGAGTGTCATTCCATTGGTAAACATCTCCGGCGATTAGGCTTTTCGGCGGTTTTGAGTATATCTCGATTGCCATGCCTAAACGGTAACACCTATGCGGATATAGGCAAATTCGCCGCAATCGGCTTTATTTCAGCATATTTCGCGCAATCTCCTCGTATTTAGGCGACATCCGCCGCTCTGCTGCCATTGCGTAAACCATGCAGTCAAGAGCTTCGTTTCGCTGACCGCGTTGGCATTCGAAAAAGCGAACAAACTCGCCGGTTTTGGAGCTGCGCCGGATTACCGAATCCTCTGCTAGCAGCATTTCAAAAAAGCCGGTAGCCTCTCCACCGGCTGACGGTCCAAACTCTGCGGTCTTTGGAAAGTGAATAAATCCGCGAGGATGTGATTCGCCATCCTCGTCCGGTTTCAAATCGAGCCGGGAGTATATAGTTTCTTTCGCTTCGTGAGTGCCTATGTGGTATTGCAGAATCTTTGCTGCTCCGATCCGCGTCGGTTTATTGTCCATCAATACGCGGTCGATTGTCCTGGCCCCCTTACAGCCGTAAACTCGCTGGCGTGTCCGCATATGCGTTTGCGCCAACACCGCATCCTGCCATTTTCCGGAGTCGATCATAGTGCAAACGATTCCGAGCGATCCGGCGATGGGGTGCGCGTATCGCTTCGACAATTCCTTGTCGAGCTTTTGCCAAGTCGAAAGCTCCATTGGACTCCCCAAAATGGTTTTGTATGCGACGCCCCAACTTTCGGCGTTGTCGCCCCATCCCATCACGATCAGTTCGCATCTGTTTTTCTGCCAATCTACGCCAGCGGTAAGCATTAGAACTTCACCTGGTAGCATTTCGCCGGGATTGTATTCCTCGCGGCGAGCATACAAGACGTGAGGCTCTGGTTTTGATTCTACCTGCTCTGCATACGATTCCGCGAGCATCGTGTTCACAAATACGCGCTTGGCCTTTTCTGGCGAGTCTGCTTTTTTCCCGCGCTCGATCTCGGCGGCAATTTCGTGCAAATAGCCGTTATAGGCTGCCGAGTGGTCGCCTACGTTCGCCAAGCAATTTAGGTGGAATCCGCGCTCGCCGGAATCTCTAGGCTCGCTCAGTGTCTTGTCCAAGAATCTTCCGCCCTTTGCCATCGCAAGTCTCGATTCGTCGTCGTGTCTTTCGCCGCAACTTGGGCAGACGATTACTGCGCTTTCTGGCTCGCCTGTTTTCCATTGCAGGTCTTTGATTTGCATTTCCCACTCATGTTCACATTTCGAGCAGGTGACGAACCAACGGCATTGATCCGATTGGTCAAACATCGCGTCGATCTTTGAGTGACCTTTGAGCGACGGGTAAGATGACGCCCACTTGTATTGGTTTTTCTCGCCCCGGGCGCGTTTGAAAAATTGCGCGAGCTTGTCGCCTTCGTCGGTAGTCTCTTGGGTGATTGCGTCGATCTCGTCAGCGTAGAGAACAGGAGCCTGGAGTCTTCGAATCATGCCGGATGAATTACTGCCTATTGCGTGGATTGCTGCGCCGCTGTTCCATCGCTTTAATCTCTTGAGATCGGTTTCCATCTCCATCTTCTCAATCGCGGGAGTCGCCAAGAACATTTTGTAAAGTTCCTCGTTCACCCAATCCTCTGCAATGCTTTGCGATGGGAACATGACGCCAGCGGCAGTCCGCAACTGCTCGACCACATAGCAGAGTCCAGCCGCAAAGAGATAGGTTTTTCCCGCGCCAGAAAATGCCCGGATCGCTACTGATGTCAGCGATGGATTGAACAAGTCCCTGGCTATTTGCACCTGCGTTTCTCGAAATCGAAACGGAGTGCCGTCCGGGTTGATGATGTAACGAGTGGCCCAATCTTCAAAGGAGATAGCAGGACGGAATCGCAGAGAATCTTTGAGCGTCTGGTTGAGCGTTTTGAGCAAGGATAATTGCGAGATGTTGTAGCTGTCGTCCATCCGCTCAATCTTCCTCTGTGAACTCGTCCAGCACTATCTGGAGTTGCTCGATACAATTTCCTTTTTCCTCGTCGCTGATGTCGAGCCTGGAAATGACTTTGTTCATGGCAGAGATAGCGTGGCCGAGTGGTTTGGCGATGTCCTCAATCTTTATCCATTTCCCCTCCAGTATCTCCGTTTCAGCCTCCGCCTTTCGAGCTTGCGCCATGTTCCGTCGATCTGTCGATGTAAGTGCGCCCTTGTGGTCGATTACGATAGAAACCAACTTTTCAGCGTCATATAAATGACTGCTCCCTGCGATGCGCGGCTTCAATCCTTGTTCTTCCATGAGCGCAGAAAACTTTCCTTTATCCATTCGGCATATCCGAGACGCCTTGCTCACTGTCCACTCAGGTTTCGTTTGTGTCTTATTTGCCATCTTGGTGGTGGTCGCTAATGGGCGTTTTGTGTCGAAAATGAATGGATTGCGCCCCTAAATGGGAGATTGCCCGAATAGGACCCGTTTATTTTCAACGAGTTACGCATGTCGCAGGGTTGGCATCAGTGCTGTTATTTGACTTTTGGTTTGTGTCATATTTAGCAATAAATTTCGAAATCATAATGTTCTGTTTGTGTCGCTTTCGGCATTACGGTTCATATTCAAACGTCATTCCGCATCGCTTTGCGTCGATTATCTCTGACGATGCCGCAACCCCTAACGCCTGCCATGCGTGAGACTTGAGGCCGATGCGCTTGGCATTTGCCCTTGTGTCTTCATCTGACCAGCCCATTGCCTCAATCATCTTCCTTCGAATCACTGCGTCGTTTGACTTCTGCCCCGGTGCAATGTGCTTTTTCACTTCGTGCCGCTTGATCAACCTGTATCGAATACCGTGAGACTCGCAGACCTGGACCATGCGCCCGATCCATACGAGTGTATCAAACGTCGTTTGTCCTACTCTCGCGCCATAGCTTGATACCATCTCGATGGCGACAGACGCGCCATGCTCGAGGTGATAGCGAGTGATGCGCTTCAACATCTGCCGATTGTCGATCACTCCGGCTTGAGCCGGTCCTGCATCTCTCCAATCTGCGCCAATCAACGCGTATCCTGATTCTGTTGTCCCTGGATCAATTCCTAAGATCATTTCAAACAATGCGCCAATCCTTGGACGTTTGCAAAAAGCATACGTTGACGACTCAATTTTGCCCTTCTCTTAGTGTCACATTTCTCGTGTCACATTTGTCACCTGTCACATTGCCAAAACAAAAACTCTGAAAAATTGAATTGTAATTGATGCCCTGCATTCTGGTAAATAATCTTTATTATAATAATAATAATATAATAATGATATAGTACTATGTTTGCGACTTTGTGACTATAAGGACGTGACAAATGTGACAATAAGCATTTTGTCACGTCTCCAAATGGGACACTAAGCAGTCTATTTCGCATCATTTGAGCCGATCCAAAACAACCTTTCGGACGCCCGGATTGCGTCGTCGTCCTTCACTTTTCGCATTTCGATCTCCGGCATCTTTGCAAGTTTCAGGTCAAACGCCCCTCGGGATAGATGCGCCGACCTTAACGCGCTCCGCAAGAGCAACCCCTTGTCGCCTGCCTCCTTCACCATCTCCACCCATTTTTCTTGTTTGCTCATTTGCTCCTTTGTTTTCTCGAGCAATAGAGGGAAAAGCAATTCGCGCTGCCTGTCCGCAAACCACTTAACGAATCCACAGGCTCTAACGGCATGCTCCTTTAGCAAGGGTTTCCCAAACGGGTTGTCGTAATTCTCCGCCATGTGAAGGACGATTGCGAGCCTGTAGGCGTTTTCGGCGTATCGGTTATGGAAAGACGCCAGCGACTCAATCGGTTCCTCCCGGCTCGCCTTCGCGCATAGATTGTAATAGCTTTTCATCGCATCCGTAAAGCTAGACGTTTGCGGAATCTTTCCGAGCTGGTCAGGCACAGGTTTTGCTCTGTAAGCCGAAAACAAATGTTCAATAATTTCAGCCCAGAGATTATGCGCCTTTGCATCAAAATCAACATCCTCCGGCCAATCCTGCACCTCCGCCTCGGAATCGTGCATCAAAAATCGAGCCAGGAATCCGCCCTCGATCTTGTTTGAATCCTCCAAAATCGAAAGGAAAGCATGGGGCTGGGTCATCCACGATATGCCGAGCGTCGCGTCTATCAGACTGTGAGACTCGCTTTTACGATCATAGCTTACTGCATCGCCTGAATACAGATCGCACCAAGTCCCATCGTCATTGGTCCCTCTTTGGCTCGAATACCTGCCAGACATATTCTGAAACTGCTGCGATGCCTCTGCGCTCATTGACAGGATTGTAGGATGCGAATTGCGGCCCAAATAACCCAGCATGGTTTCGGTCGTCGTATCGCTTACAACCACCTTTTCTGGCGTGAGTAGCTTTTCAAGTTTCGACTTTTCCTCATAAAGCGATTCTGGATTGCCGCCCTCGTCGAGCAGGTCTTTGATCTCATTCTCCAGCTCATCCAAACGCTTTTGTGCGACTGGAGCGTGAACATTCTTCCGCTTTTCCTCTGCCTCTGCCGCCGCCTCAATCAATGGTTTCATCACGGTCCTTTGCGTTCTTCCCTTCCCGGTCCCTGACTTGGCTAACGTGAGAATATACAGATTGCAATGCGAAACCATGCCCGGGAGTGAATCGACTACAACAGAGTTTCCTACGGCAGTTGAAATCGCAGAAAAGCAGCAAGCCGCGACCATCGACTCTGGAACTCCGTTCAATTCTGCGACGTTTTTGACGAATCCCTGCATATTAGAAGGGAGATAAATCGTCGGAAAAGGAATGAGTTCCTGCTCCAATTCCATCACCGCCTTTGCCTCTTGAGATGCAGATTCTGACTCATCCACCGTCGAAACTTGTGTTGAATGGGCTTCGCGCTTGGACCCGTAGCCACTCGCAGACAATTCCCTCGCTGCCGCGCTGAAATCGCCGCCGTGATTCAAAACTGCGTAAAGTGCGCCTCCCGTGTATGCCTTTTCCGAATCAAAATCTACGGTCGAGCTGTGAGAGTAGAAGCTCCATACGTCCATCTTTGCATCGGGCGGATTGATTACACCAGACGTGCCGCTATCCTTCCCCGGTCGAGTCCATTTCAGCCGGTCGTGACTGCATGGCGACCACCCACCTGATTGCAGCAGTCCTTCGAAAGTCTCCTGCGTGGCCTGATTGCTGAAATCGTCGAGAGGTGTCTCGCCCGTTGGGGAATGGTCAGCCGGTCTGGATAAATCCATAATCCGGTCACTTTTTGGAACAGGCTTTTTCTCCACCGTCAACGGCGTTGCTGTTTCCTTGTAAATCGCTCCTGGGTCCCACGAAAGAAAACAGGCTCGATCTGCGCCCTTGCACTTTACGTCGATTTCAATTCCGAATGTATCGTCTACATACTTCTGCGCCGTGTAGAATATATCACCCGCGTCAGCGTGAGCGTCTGATATTGCAAAAATCGCTTTCACGCCTTCGCCGGATGGCGACAGAAACGCAAGATGACAATGCTCGTCATTCCCCATATCACTACGAAGCCTTTCTGCTCGTTCAATGCTAAGACCGTCAACATCCACGCAGATATACGGCCTCGGGGTATGCGGAGCGGTCTTGGTCCGATGCGGTGTCGAAAAAAGCGATTGCGGTGTAATTGCCGGAAGTCTCTTTTTTAATTCTCCGCGTCTGCCTTTGTCCTGCTCGCGCCTGATTTCCTCAATTAGCTTGTAATGCTTGCCCTTTGTCACGTCCTCCCAGACCTGGCGAAGTGTCGTCTGGTCGGGCAAGTCGTCGGTAGAAAATACTGTTCTAAACTGGCTGAATGTAATCATTCTATTTTTGTTCATAAAAATTCCCCATAGCAAACGCATCGCTGCTGTGGGGAATTATTTTTGTTTATTTTTCGATCCTGTAACGAGTGCGGATGTGGAAAAGCGGGACTGGCGGCATCTTGCGCCATTCGATGTCTGATCCCCACCGGGAGAGATGCCCCTCTTGAATCTTCGAATTGCTTCTATCCCGGCGAGCGATTGCAAAAGCAACGGCGGAATCGGCGTCTACCGCTCCAATTCCCAAAACTTGTTGCAGCATTTCAGAGGCTAGTTTTTCCTGCTTGCTCATTCTCCCGCCTCCATCTTTCTCCAAGAATCCCACAACTTCCCAGCTCGCTCAAGCGATGCGAGATCGCCGCGCTCAATGTTATCTGTAAGATCACGAAAAAGCTCCGATTCGTCGTAGATTTCTGTATTCTTTAAAAATTCAGCGATTCTGTGTGCATCAATTTCTGCGATTTCCAAGCAGACATTCCTACCAATCGCCGCATACGCCAATTTATACCCGAGTTTCATTATTTGTATTTTTCTCTTTGTTGTTGTTTTTCTTGATCGTCAAAAAGGAAAAGCATGGCATCTGCCTCTGTTTCAATCCCAACTCTGTAAATGTCCTCCATCACTTGCTCAAGTCCTGCCAAGTATTCGTTCGGAATATTGCTGCGCGTAATTTCCCGATAAAGAAGAATGCGAGCAAGCCTCAATCCTTCGTCTTGGATGTCTTGGATTCCGTTTCTTTGTCCTTCTGTCATGTGGCAAGTTGCAATTTATTTATGGATTGAGTCTTTTTAATAGCGTGACAAAAGCTTTTGCTGCTGTCGCCGGGACTACTCCGTTTCCTAGCAATCGGAGTCGATCCACTCGGTTGGCAGTTGGGTCCACCCAACTTGAAGCCCCATCAGTTGCTCCACCCAATCTGGATTCAGCTTGCCCCTCGACTTCGGTATATGAATCGGCAATGACTCTTTGCTCTTCCCACTCTTGTTGAGTTTCTCCCGGTCTGGAAGGCCAACGATGGATGGGTGATTCGACAGACCCTTCTGCCCGTAATTGGGTTGATTCCCGATCTTCGATCCCTCCGCTACTGTCGGAGTCGGCCAACTCGTTTTGTCGTATTCGACAACTTGAGGAAGACCGTCCATCCGACTCTTTCCGTCCTTCCGAATTAACGCCGCTGGAGAATAGCTTCCTTTGTGATCTCTGGTTGCCGGAGTCGGCCAGTTTTTCACTGCTAACGATAGCGGCATCCCCCCTTGTGCATATTTCGAGCTGCGATCTGTTGCCGAGTCCGTTGTTGCAGTCAGCCACACCAAGGATGAAGACCCGTTTTCGTTGGTGAGGTGCGCCGACTTCAGCCGCTGAGAATATTCCTGCCGTTGCTCTGTAACCCATGCCTTCCAATGTTCGGAGTACATATTGGAGAACTGACTCTCCGTCTTTGGTTTTACTTGAGATAATTCCTTCAACATTTTCGAGGAAAACAATTCGGGGTTGGCACTCTCTGATTCCGTTGGCAATGTAGGGGAACAGGTGTCGGGGGTCGTCAACTCCTTGACGCGTTCCAGCAGTGCTGAAAGGTTGGCACGGGAATCCTCCAGAGAGGATGTCCACAAATCCACGAAACTTTCGGTATGGGAAGGTTTTAACGTCCGTGAACACAGGTGCTGCATCCATTTTACCCGCTTCCATCTTTGCAACCAGGTTCGCGACTGCGAATCCTTCCCTCTCCACGTAAGCGATCTCTCGCAGATTTGGGAGAACTCTTCGGAGTCCAAGTCCAATGCCTTCGTATCCACTACAGAGGCTAAGGTGTCGGATTTTGGTAGTATTATCATAATTTCTCATAAGATCGTTTATATTGCTCTCCTGACTCCAAGAATTTTAGACTGGTAAAGAGAGAAGTCTGTGAGTTGCACCGGTTTTGATTTAGTGGGGCGGTGAATACACTTGCCGTTTCCCAGGTAAATCAAAACGTGACCGCTTTTACCGCCCTTGCTGCCTCGCCAGGTCACAATCACATCCCCAGGCTTCATTGCCGATTTGCTGACCGCCTTGCCCCATTTGAGCCAATTACGCGCCATTGAGGAATACAGCGGCCTGCCTCCACCGGACGACTTTACTACCTCGCTAACCCAATTAGCGCATTGGCAAGACTGGCCTTTGCGAAAATAGTTGCCGTTCCACAATTTTGCCGTTTTGACAATTCGGCTAGGCAATACGCCAGATTGCAAAATTGGACGGAATGCCCTTTTTTCTTGGGAGTTGCCTGTCGCAAAAACAAGCAGAGTGAGTGCAATAATTCTTTTCATATTTTCAGTTTTTTACGTTTCAATGGCCTTGGGCCAGCGGAGACTATACCGCTTTTTTCAAAACGTCCAATTTTTTCTGTTTGAAAAAAATAGTAGACAAGAACCGATTGCGGTTTTAGTCTCCGGCGATGGAAGATAAAAAAAGATGTAAAACGTGCGATGGCGTTTTTGAAGCGTCGTCGATTGTTTTTGAAATTGCAGAGACTGATTTTCTGTTCAGTCAATCGCATTGCGATGATTGCATTGAGAAGCTAGAGAAAAAAAGCTATAGCTGTTCTCGCATAAAATTGGAAGATATTATGGAGGTGTTGAATGAAAGTCTCTGACGCATTTGCCGGTTTCTTGGAAGCGGAGGACATTCCCGACGGGAAGGAAATCGAGGTCGAAATCGAGTGCGTCCGTATGGGAACGCGCAAAGACTTGGGCCGGGACGGTCGCCCGATTGAAAACCCGCTGATGAAGATTGTCGGCGTGAAAAAGGAGATGGTCTTGAACAAAACCAATGCCCGGACGATCCGCCGCCATCACGGCAACGAAATGGATGAGTGGTCTGGTAAAAAGATCACGCTGTTTCGCTCAACTTGCGATGCGTTTGGAAAGAAAAATGTTCCGTGCATTAGAATTAAAGGAAAAACGCTATGAAAATAACGGTAAAAAAAACTGAGCTTTCTGCTGCCTTGAAAGCGGCGGGTAAAACTTGCAGCTCGCACGGGAATATTCCCGTTCTGTCGAACGTTAAAATCTCTGCTCTAAGCGCAGGCGATAGTTTTTCCATTGAATCCACCAATATGGATCAATACACGTCTATAACGCTCGCGGCTGATGTAAACCAGGGCGGTGAGGTTTTGGTTCCATTCCGCCGATTCAATTCAATAATCGCAAACCTGGAAGGCGAGACTGTAGAGCTTGAAGCTAAAGGCTCAAAAACCGAAATTCGATCGGGTCGATTTAAGGCGTCTGTCGAAGGAGTTGACGTTGCGGATTGGCCGAAATGCTCAATGAAGTGCGATCAATCGTATGACATCGAGGCCAATCAGCTATCGAACGCGATACAGAGCGTGATCGGATGCGTGTCTGTCGATGAGTCTCGCTATATTTTGAATGGTGTATTTGTCCAGTGCGTCGAGTCCGTAGTTAGCGTAGTGGCTACAGATGGACGACAGCTTGCGGTGCATTCGTTTGATGCACATTGGCGAGACTTCGATGTGGTGATCCCTACATTGGCCGCTGACGCTATTCTTGACGCGTGTCGATGTGACGATGCTGTTGAGTTTTCCTTTGGAGAGGATGCTGTCGGAATAACGACCAATTCGATAGAAATTTGGTCGAAAGTAATTGCAGGCAAATTCCCAGAGTGGCGAAAGGTGATGCCGGATGAATCTGCGATGAGAACTTTTCCCGCTCCGCATAAAAAAATCCTAGGCATTCTCCGTCGAGTCGGATTGATTGCCGATCCCCGGATCGGATGCGTTCGGCTCGACGGGAGTGCTGATGGAATTGCCGTCTCTGCCTGGAACGCAGGAGAATCAGCGTCGGAGAAACTGGAATGCGAGTCTGTTGAGTTTGGCGTTTCCGTAAATCACGATTTTCTGGCTAAGATGCTTGCTACAATCGACGGCGAATCGGTCGATATTAAAGTTGGCAAAAACGAATCGCCCGTGTTGATTCAATCGGACGGCCTAAAATACATCATTATGCCGATGCGTAAATAACATGAAGTCAAAACCACTGCCTCCGATACATATCGTTCTTGAGCTATTGCAATACGATCCTGATACGGGAGTATTGAGCTGGAGAAGGAATGAAAAAGTTTCAGCAAATGTGCGTGGAAAAGTCGCAGGCACATTAAACGCAGGCGGATATAGATCGATTATGATTAACGGCTCAAGTTTTTTAGCTCACCGTCTCGCGTGGTTGATTTCCGAAGGCGAAGACCCAGGCGGTCTAGAGGTTGACCACATTGACGGCCTGAGAGACGACAATCGTCGCGAAAACCTGCGCCTTGTCACGCCTTCACAGAATCAACACAACCAGAGGCGAGCAAAAGGGTATTATTTTAACAAGCAATACCAAAAATGGAGGGCGCAAATCTTTCTGAACGCTAAGAACCGACATATTGGATATTACAACACTGAGGAAGAGGCGCGAGACGCCTACATCCAAGCAAAAGCTAAATTTCATCCTACAAGCCCGATTGCAAAGTAGAACCATTATGACCCCACAAGAAACAGACACCATAGTCGTTTGGTTTTCGTGCGGTGCTGCATCAGCAGTTGCAGCCTTAAAGACAATGGAGAAATATGGCTCAATCTGCGACATCCGAATCGTGAATAATCCGATAGTCGAGGAGCATCCAGATAATCGCAGGTTTCTTAGAGATGTGGAGGAGTGGCTCAAAGTTTATATTGAGGAGTGCCGAAGTTCAAAATACCCGAATCAGTCGTGCGTGGAAGTTTGGAATGATCGAAAGTTTATGGCAGGAGTTGCTGGCGCGCCATGCACCTTGGAATTAAAGAAAAAGGCTCGCCAAGAGTGGGAGGCAAACAACCATCACGATTGGCTGGTCCTTGGATTCACGGCGGAGGAGCAGCACAGATATGATCGGTTTAAATCAATGGAGCGGGAAAACATACTACCAATTCTCATTGAGGATAAAATAACAAAATCGGATTGCTATCAAATATTGGTAAACGAAGGAATCCGATTGCCGCAGAGCTATATTGACGGAATGCCCAACGCAAACTGCCGGGGGTGCGTAAAAGCCTCCTCGGCTACATATTGGAACCGGACCCGCAAGGTCTATCCTGATGTGTTTAAACAGAGGGCCGAACAGTCAAGGGAACTCGGCGCAAAGCTCGTGCGCGTTAATGGCGAGCGAATTTTTTTGGACGAGCTGTCAACCGATGCGAAAGGTGCGCCCATGAAAGATTTGGATTTTGAATGCGGAATCTTTTGCATGGAGCAACCGATGAACATTGTGGAATGCGATCTATGAACATAAGCACAAAGTAGAACAATTATGACACCAAACGAATATCACAAAAATCTAGTGTGCAATCGCGAGGACATTTTCGCAGATGACAGCTACTTGTCTAAATCTGTGTTGTGGGAATTGAAAACATCGAGTCTTTATAGGTGGAGATTCGCGCCAAAGGTTTTTACCGGATCGCCAGCGGCGAGTTGGGGAAGTATGGTGGACGCGGAATTGACCGAGCCAGGTGGGTGCGAATCAATCGTTGCCGTTTCTCCGTTTGACTCGTTTCGGTCGAAAGATGCCCGGAAATGGCGAGATGAGCAGGCCGAGGCTGGATTGGTCGTTGTGAAGCAGTCCGAGGTAGACCAGGCAAAGATCGCCGCAAATAAGATTCGATTGGATCGGAACGCGGCAGATTTGCTGGACAGCTCAGAGGCGCAAGTAATTCTGACATCAACGATCAAAGACGTGCAAGTGAAATGCATGATTGATCTGGTCCCGGAGGATCGCGACTACTTGGTAGACATTAAAACGACCGGAGACTTTTCACCGGGCGGAATCAGCAAAAAGATCGCGCAATTCGGTTATCACGCGCAGGCGGCGTGGTATCTCAAAATCTGGAACAATCAGAATCCAGACGACCAACGCAGCAGATTCCGCTTTATTTGGCAATCCAGCGAGTCGCCTTACGAGGTTGCCGTAACTGAGTTGCCGGCGATGGACATTGCAGCAGGCGAGGATTGGTGTGCTCATCAACTCGACCGATTGACCTACGCCGCCAAAACCGAGTCTTGGGGAAATATTTTCAATGACAAAGTAGCCGTAATAGGTCGCCCGGGATGGGCTGACGCGCAGGATGAGGAAGAGATGACAGGTTTCACAAATGCACCCGAATAGAAACCTTTCGATCTTCCATCGAAAAAGCTCCAAAAACGAGCCTGATTTTCTTCGGCTGAGTTTACGCAGTTGCAAATTGCTATTAGACAGGCGCGATTTGAAATCGTTCGACGAGATAACAAGCGAAGATAAAAAACTGATGCAGAGACGAGTAAATGCTTATGCAAAAATTGAAGAGCCGCATTTGGATTTGCCGGACGTGAAGCCCAAAGTCACAATGTCCTGGTATTTACTCAGCGAGATTCTAGGTCGAGCGATATTCAACATTTCGCAAGTGACCAAGTCAGATCGGAATTTTTTAGCCAGAGAAATCAAAGAATTGAACGGCGAGAGTGATTTTCGAATTACACTGACAGAATCGGCATCTAAAGAAATACAAGTCGTAGGAGGCAAACTGCCATCAATCGAACAATTTCCAAACAGGAAAGGGGTTGAATATGCCCTAAGAGTAGAATAACATAAAAAAATATGAGTAAGCTAGTTAAAGCAAAAATTGACGTAACTAAAATCGACAAAACCAAACTGTTCCAGGGTGCAAAAGGCACGTATTTGGACGTCGATATTTGGATTGATGAAAACGAGCCGGAGGCATGGAAGCAGGTTTCTCTCAATCAGTCTCAATCGCAGGAGGATCGAGAGGCTGGATTGCCGAAAAACTACATTGGGAATGGTGAGTGCAAATGGGGTTGGGATAATCAACCACCTGCGCCAGCATCTCAGCCAGCACATCCAATGCAAGATGTCCCAGCTCCGGGCAATGACGAAATCCCTTTTTGATAAGATGAAAAACGACTCGAACAACCTAAACGATTTATATTGGCGAGCTGCGGAATCGCGTCTGGATAAAATCAAGTTGAGATTGTTTGAGTCGCCTCATCTTTTTACAGTTCTCGATTCCGTTATGACCGACCTGGAATTGTGGGATGAGCCTCAACCAACTGACTACGCTCTAAATCTCATTTTGCAGTCTGAATCTAGAGAAAATAAAGATGGAAGATAGTTCGATATTCGAGGCATTGCAACGTGCCGGTGTTGAGTCCGTCGCTTGTAATTACGAAGATGCCAAGCTCGAAGGCTGGAGGACGATCGACGATCTTGCGGTGCTTGCTGATTGCGGACGCTCTACGATTACTCGTCTGATGCGCTCGTCTGTCGCCGCTGGAACTTGGGAGGAAAAGAAGGTGAAACTATCGGGAGGTCGTAAGGCTGTGGCATACCGTGAAATTAAAAAGAGTAAATAATTATGAAGACATACATAATAGATTGGGGAGAAAAAGCTTACGGAGGCCGATACGCACTCATTCAAGCAAGGTCTTTTACAGAAGCCTGGTTTGATGCCGACTCCGTTGGAGGTCCGTTTGATATTGCGGAGTTGAAAATTCCTAGGGGCGATCCAGAAGAAGGCAACCGATACATGGAGTTCGACGCGCCAAACGAGCGGTATGCTGGAGTGTCAATAGAGGAATTGGAATGGCAGCAATCGTCTAAGCTATGGTTGAAACTTTATGGCAGTAACGTGAATGCGGTGGACTGAGTAACGAATAATTAAAGTAAAAGATCATGCAAGACTATTGTAACGATCCGCCGACAACTCCTAGTGAGCAGCAGGTTGGACAGCACCCGCTCGTTCGCCGTTTCAACGTCACCGAAACGCACGGCGGGCTTCCCTACATGGTCACTTGGCAAAGTCTCGACGGGAGGCCGCAAGCCAAATACTGCACCACATTCAAGGAGGCCACGGATCACTGGAACCACCTTTTCCGCCTCGGTCGAACGCCGAAGATTTGGGCCGATTTGGATTTTTCGGAGAACACCCAAGATCGCGAGCTTACGGAGTAGGTCTTGTGCATCGCCTTGTTCGCAGCACTGCAAGGAAAGGAAAATAAATGCACTTTTATTTGAAAAAGTGCTTGCGCGAAATCAAATAGGGGTGTAATCTAAAAACATGCAAGAGACAATCAACACAACAGCCCTCGATGAATGCCAAAAATATCTTTGGGGCAAACTGCAAAAACTACAATTTGTTCAAGTGCTTCTGGATGCGGAGTCAAACGAGTGGGGAAAATTTGAAAGAGTCGGATCGCAAGAAAAGTTCACACTGCAAAACAAAGACGGTTGGCTGGAGTTTTCTACGATTGAGTTTTTCAATCTTTGGCTTGCAGGTAGCGTTGCGTGGGCAAAACAAAACCAGAGAGGTTGCTGGAAATGAAAGCAGGAGGAAAACGCAAAGGAGCAGGGCGAAAGCCCCGCGACACCCCTCGCGAAACAATCACAGTCAGGATTGAGCCGGAACACGCAGATATGTTTCGCGCTATCTGCAAGGCTCGCGAAGTCTCTCAGTCCGTGCAAATCTCCGATTGGATCAAACGGGAGAAATAAACTTGCCCGTCTCCCCTTTTCGGCAAAACCACAGCTCCCAATCTGATTTGCCGCTTTTGGATTGGTGAATTTCGCCAAATGCCCATCCGTTCTCATGCGCCAACTTGCGCGGAGTCTTGGCATTGTATGGCATGTCAATTTTACAGAGTGCGCCTACGCTGATTCCTTCTGCCCGGGAGAGTGACGAATCAGCAAACCTGGAAAACGAGTGAACGTGGCCTTGGACAACACCAGTGCCGCTGCCCTTGTAAATTCCTATCGCCTGGCGAGCTGCCGCGACGCCAGCGTGGTAGCCGTGAACGAATTGCAGCTGTCCCAATTTCAAGACGCCACTTCTCACGTCGTAGGGCAGCACGGTCGCAGCCTTCCAGGTCTTTTGCTGCTCGATCTCCTGCACAAGTCTCCCGCATAGATCGCGCATGTTTCCGTTTGTGGCCGACTGCGCCGATTGCCACAATCTTTCGTCGTGATTGCCTCGCAAGATGTAATCCGGCCGGTATGCGTCGAGCAACGCCATTCCGGTGATACAATCGCGCTCCATCGACTCGGCTCGTTCTTCCGCCCCTGCGCCATTTCGCAAAGGGCGAAAGTCGAACACATCGCCGCCGTGTATTTTTACGTGAGGCTTCCACCTGTCAGCAAACGACAAAAACGCATTTATCGTTTCGTCATCTTGCTGATCGCCGTGGCTGTCCGTTCCGAATAAGAATCTTGAAACTCCCATCGTTCATTCCTTTTATTCGTTTTGTTATTTTGTTCCGAAAAACTTTTTGATAACTGACTGGAATCCATAGGACAGAACAGAAAGAATCTGGACCGATCCAAAACCAGCAACGCCGGATATACCGACAAGCAGGAAGGAGCCGCCGTATTTATCAATAGTTAAAAGCGAAAGTATCAGCCCGGCAGTAGTTCCTGTGATTAGATAGGTCAGAACGACGCGCTTCGTTACTTTCTCGGTGTGATCCCCAAGCATTTTGGCAACGCTACCCAGTGAGGAAATAGCGATAATTGCTGCAAAGTATTTGATATAACCGGAAATGGTAAACTCCGATGCCGGTAGTGTGGCGAGTGATTTCGCCGCTGCAATGATTTGGTGTAGTATATTCATAAAAGGTTACTGTTCATCTCCTCCGCGATTTCGTGAACTGCGTTCCAACGGTTTACAAGCCCCTTCCAAAGATTCGATCTATATCCTACCCTTTCGCGCTCGTATCTCTCTCGCGAGTCTCGTAGCTTTTGCAGCAATAGAGAAGGCGTGTCTCGGTCTGCCTTTTCTAGCGTTCCGCGAGTGCGCGGCCCCCATTTCCCATCTCTCCTTACATTATGCCCCATTGCGCGAAGCGCATCCTGCACGATCCACGCGCTCCCGCTTGGCCCTCTGTTGAAAGTCGTATCCAGAACGAAGAACCTCGTCCCAGGTTTGAGCCTTACCTCGTCGAGCTTTGTATATTTCAGCGTATATTCCTCAATGTATCTAGCCGCGTATTCCTCGCGCCGATCAGGATTCATCGCTTGCAGGTCAGCAAGTGCCTCCGGGTGGTATCGGTCATTGATCCCTGCAATCTCGTATTTTCCTCCGCCATCGTTTTCTGGCAATCTGTAAATTTTCAGCGTCCCGTCTGCATCTTTTCGCGCCTCGAGATCGACTATAGCCCTGCCTGCTGCGTAGTCGCTAGGCGTTTCAATCGTCACATCTGCAACAGTTACCAACTCAGAGCTTGCGTCGGTCAGGTCAGTGTCCTCAATAAGCGTATATGTGAAAACATTTCCCCAAATCTGCTTTGCCTTTTCCCATTCATCTCGCAATCGCAAGAAGTCTTGAACGCTCTTTGTTACCTGACATCCTGCCGATGCTGCACCAATCTTTTCGTAAACGTCGCTACAAATGCCGTCGTCTGGATTCTCTGGAGCATGAATGTTTGCGCCGAAGTTGCCACTGTGTAGCGTGTTTGGTTTGAGATCGTAGACTCTATCTCTGTTGCCGTCACGGTATACGTTTACCGGTCCACCGTCCTGGCACAGTGCATTGTAGAGTCCTCGATGCTTTCGGAGTCGGTAGATGTTTCTGTATTGGCCCGGCTTGAGTATCATTGCGCCGCGTGGATTGAGTAGCTTACGCCTAGTATATCTCTCTCCCGGATAGGTAGTAAACGGCACGGAGATAACATGCCACTCTCCATTTTCCTGCTTCCAGAATTGCACCAATCGACATCCGAATCGGTCAAACTCTGGCGATGCGTCGCGAATGCCTACGATGTTTAGATTGTATGGTTGCAAGTTGTTTGCGAAAACATCATATCCTTTGCCTAGCACAGCCCTTGCAACGTCTGTAGCTGCGCCGAAATCCATCGACGGTGGTTTCACTATAGCGGGAGCTTCCGGTGGTTCTGGTGGATCGCTTGGAATCGGCGCGGGGTCAGGTAGTGGTGCGCGGTGAATCGTCCTATTCCTTCCGAATAGTTCGCGCACAATTAGCCGTAGCAATGTAAGCAGAAAAACCATTACCTGACTTTACCTGACCACTTCGATGCAAATTTCGAGGCGATATGCTGGAGTCCTCGCGATCCGTAGTAGAAACCGACTACCGTTGTAGCAAGAGTCGCCAGCAATTCGTTTGGCTGCGATGGGTTGCCTGTCGCGAAAAGTATTAGACAAAGAATCCAATCAATTAAAAAACAGCCAATGACAATATAGCCTGCGATTGGCCTGAATGTTTTGGAAAGCCTGCAATCGCCCATCATATCGGCAGCGTGTCGGGCAGTTACTTGTTCCCGGTCCTGCTGGTAGTCTGCCAAAATCGCTTCATGCTCTTTCAATGCTATCTCTGCAATTTGAACTCGCTGCTCCGGTGTTGCATCCTCCAGTGCGTCGGCGATGGCTGTTTCGGTCGCGTTGTCGCCAAGTCCCAACGCTCGCCCAATCTTTTTTACAATGTTCCAATAGCCTCCGATTGGAGATACTGAAAGCAAGGTATCGGCCACTTTATCCATTCCCGATTCTCTGGCTTTTCTGACTAAATCGCTGCCGTTTTGTAAAACATTCATAACTAAATAACTATTCGCAATCCCAATTTATCCCGTTCGACTCCGCCCATGCGAAATCGTTTAAGTGAAACTCGCGAACCAAATCTCTGACTTCATCATTACCCCGGTAATATTCACCTAGTGGCTTTTTTACCGTTTTATTTGTGTGAGGAAGTTCCTCCGAAATGCCTAGTTTGCTTTGTATCGTCTCCCATGCGCTTTCCATCTCCTCGAACAAAAACAAATCTTCAACCATAGGCTTTTCCCCGTCGCCTAGTAGTCTCATTTGATTTGTCCACTCTGAAAATTTTTGGCGTTTTACTTTTGGAGCGACAAAATCAAACACCCAATCGGCAAAAGCCTTGTTTTTGGCATCCATCGTTTCCTTTTGAACCTCAAGAATCTGCCTCCGGTATTCGTAAGCGGAAACCATTCTTTCGTATGGATTTCGTATAAATCCGAAAGTGTAGAACTCGTTCCAAAGGTCTAAACCCAGAACTCTTTTATACGCTGCAAAGGGAGAATGATCGTGTAAAACATCTTCTTCTGTTCGATCCTCAAATTGAGACAATGCCTCGACGATTGACGTGCCGCCCGTTTTATTTACATGGACAAAAACGAATTTTCGGTGAAGTGAAATCATGCTCGTTTGTCTGGGTTGTCTCTCAGTAATCTCCGAGCTTTTGCCGCTGCTCTTTGCGCTGCAATTTTCAACATCGTTATATCTGTCCGATGCGATTTTTCGTGAATGTGCATGTGGACACTTGCAGTGTCAGGAGCCGGTGGCGATAGTCTCCATTTTCCGAAATTGTGCCTTGCGTCGAGGTAGTCGGTAGCGAAAGCCCCAGGCACAAGCTCTAGAGATGACTGCTCAACAAAAGAACCGGGATGTCCTGCCTCGTATTGCGGAACCCACCAATCGCAGAACTCTTTTGATCTTGTGAGAATCATTCCCGCATTAAACCATCCATCTCTTTCAGCTAAAGGAATCAAATCGCCATCGAGATCACGGGTTTTCTGAGTGAAGTCTCCAAAGTAGTATGGACTCAAAACTACATCAGCATAAAAACTGCGATCAATAGGTTTCAGGAAAGTTATATCCGCATCTGCCAGCATAACGCCTTCACCCGGATGATCTGTGACGACGCTGCGAAGCGTGTCGAGTTTTGCCCAAATAGCCTCAAGAATCCAATGTTCCGCCCACTTATTTACCTTTTGAACCCTGGGAGTTGCTACAGACAAATCCAGCGGCATTCGAATCACATTCTCTACGTTTAGCCTGCCTAGTATTCCTTGAAACTCCTGTTCTGAAATATCTGTGGCGACGTGCAGCGGGACGCCAGGATAGCAGAGCCTCGCGCTAGGTAGCCACTCATCTAGCTCGTGAGCTAGGTTCTTGTCTGCTACGGTAACAATTCGATCCACGCGAATCGGCTCATCTGACGACAATGGAACTCTTTTGGCCGGACTCCCACGCCTCTGCGCTCTTTTGGTTGACCAGGAAACCCTAGCGGTTGATCCAAAATTGACGAGATCAGAGGTGTTTTCGTTGCCGTGAGATTGGATCATTAAGCCGCATTGTAATAGCCGATCACTCTCGCCACTATCGGCCCCGCTGCCACTGTCGAGCCTGATCCTGCCGTTCCATCGTCAGTGATTGCGACTTGCATCTCGTCGCCTGCCGCAAAAGAAACTGACGGGTCAACCGTTCCGTATTCGTCATAATCAGTTCCGTTCGTCGCTTGATTGGCGATTGCGGTATTTCCTGCCAATACTTGATTTTTTCTCATCCGAGCCTCAACTGGCGATGTCGCCTGTGTCTTTACGTAGATTTCTAGCGAAACGGCAGTAAACGGAGTTCCGATTACTCCAAAATCGTGATATGATGGTGCTGACGCGCTAACGCCTGATGCGACCAATTCGCGCTCCATTACGACCAATCCCGCTTTGGCGTCGCCGTCTGGAACTTGCAATGCGCGAACGGTCCCGGTTGAAACTAGCCCGACATCGAGACGCGCCTGCTTGGTGTTGTCGACCGGATCCCTTGCGATGGATGTTGTATCGTCTACAGGTAAACTTGCGCCGCCGCCGCCGCCGTTGGTGCTGAGTAAGGTCCAGATTTTTTCGTTAGTTGATGCCGCGTAATCGTCCGGGCGAATTGTTTCTGGAGAACTTTCTGCCGTCGTTCCAGATTGTAGTTCGTAGATTCTGAGGTCGTTGCCAACTGTAAGATCGACGACTTCACCTATCGACCGGCTGACGGTTTCAACACTATCCAAATCGGTAGATGTTCCGCCGGTCAATCCCGTTAAAGATGGAAAGTGCTGAATCGTGTTTGAAATCAGAGAATATTCGTCCGGGTCTGCGGCGTTTACAGGTGTTCCCTCACTGCCTCCCAGAACGTCATGCTTAATCGTTACAACTACGTCGTCAATGGAAGATTGGTAGTCTGCGCCTGCGCTGTATTTGTAGGTCAGCTCAAACAAGCAGTCGTCAATCGAAGCAACATCGTTACCTTCATGCGCGTCAAGCCTGTGAAGCTCAGTGTTGATTTCGGTGGTGTTTAGCGAAAGGTTGAAAGTGTATGTTTTTGCAACTGAATCGTGAACATATGTCGATGTCCCGGCTAGTAGATCGCCGTCCGAATAGTCTCCGCTCGCTTTAATTCCAATGTCAATCAGTGCGCCTGCTCCAAGATTCTCCGCCGTCCACGATGGAGCTGTGACAACTGAGTTTGGAGCTGCGCCGTCTGGGGATCGCCCGAATTGAACGACAACCTCCTCTACGTCTCCAGCTTTCAATGTTAGCGTTTCAAGTGCGCCATCCAGTCCTGGCACAGTTACAAATCGGCGAAGTCGTCTGTCGAAATAGAGAGTCATTTGAATTGTCCTTACGTTGCAACTTTTAAAGCTACCAAGTCGCTCAATTTACCGCAATTTGACCGTTTCGCAAAAACAAGCGAAGTTTGGCAATGGAGCTTGATATTGATATGACGGAGTTTACGCGAACGCTCAATGAATACGTAAAAGCGAACAAGCGGGAATCGTCAGATTTGATAAATAACAAGGCGAAAGATATTGCTTTCCGCGCCGCTTCCCACATCGACAATGCAAAAGCTCCCGATATTACAGCTCTGGGTGCGCCCCACAAGCCTCGCAAGCCGGGGAGTAGAGCTAGACCAAGGAAGAAATCAAACGGACTATTCCACGCCAAAGCATCTGAGGGTAATAAATTGGGCAAAGCTCCGCGAGGAAAGGGCAACTATGATCTGGCTAGTAAGATATTTAATTCGCGTAAGAGGGCGATAGGTTACTCCAAGGCAATGTTTATAAAGCTTGCAAAGCAATTAATGAAAAAGCCTTTTGATTTTACCAAAAATCCACATGCCAAAGGTCGAGCATCCATTGATGACACCAGTGCAAAAATATCCACCCCGGCAACATTGACTGCATTGCTCCAAATCCCCGGTCTTGACTCAAACCACTACGCCAAAGTGATGAAACCCGCGTTGGAGAAAGCAATTCGAGAAGCAACTGCCGACATGCAGAAGTATCTTGCAAACAAGCTTCAAAAAGTTGCTGACAAATACAGCTAGGGCTGACTGGCCCAATCTGATTCGTTGATCCATTCCTCATCGGTCCACCACTCATGCGCCTCAATCGAGAGGGAATAGCCCGTTGGCGAGTTTGTCAATTTCGTTTGCATAGGCTGACCGAGCATCGTCACGTTTGAATCTTCCGAAACGCTGCCGGTCGTGCCAACTGTCGCAACTTCAATGGTGTAACTGTTTCCGCCGGTCATTTTGATGTTGAGTTGCGGCATGGCAAGATACGATGTCGGCC